GCTGGCAACCTGAAGGAATATGCAGCGCAAGGCTTACTGACTAGCGATATTGTCATCAAGGCCCTGAAGCGGATTGAAGCTGAAGGTGCTGGCAGACTTGCTCAATCTTTAGATGGCCCTGCAGCAAAAATCAAAGAGTTCCAGAACGCAACTGAAGACGTGCAAGTTGCGTTAACAGAATCCGTCATTCCTGAACTGAGCAAATCATTCGTCATCTTGGCGGACATCATCACAGACTTAAAACCTGTAATCAAAAGTGTTGGTGATTTTGCAGCCACAGTTCTTGGCGGTATTGCAAGCACGATTGAGCGTATCCGCGATCCCAACAAACTTTCCTCTGAGGTTACAGCTTTCAAAGCAAAGGGCCTGATGGCAAGAGGCAGGTCTTTGCGAGAACTTACAGGCTCAGGAATGTCAAACATCCCGGCGTTATCTGCCGCAGATGAGGCGCTTTTGTTTGGGGCAAAACCTACTGCAGCACCAAAAGGGACAACCCCGATAGCCAAACCGGTAGACTCTGAGGCAGCTGAAACAGCCGCAAAAATTGCACAAGCATCGGCAGATCGTGTCCGATCGTTAGAACAGGCAACTTTGCTTGCATCTGCACTTACCGATGAGGAACGAAAACAGTTTGAGCGGCAGATTCAGATTGCTGACATTCTCGAAAACAAACGCGGTCTTACAGATGATCAAATAAAAGCAGAGCTTGAAGCAACTATCGCATTACATGAGCAGCAAGACGCCACTGAAGCTATTACTAAAGCGAATGAACTTCGCCTAAAACAAGACGAAGCTCTCAAGAAAAAGTTAGACGAGCAAAAGAAAAAAGCTGAAGAGCTTGACAATGCTTTCCGGACCGGAATTGTTGACGCTCTTACAGCAGCTATCGAAGGGACTAAATCCCTCGGCGATTCCCTGCTGGGCGTAATCAAATCGATGGCAAAGCTAATCCTCCAGCAGAAGCTACTTAACGCGCTGAAGGGCTTTAGTTTCACTGGCTTCTTAGGTTTCGCAAACGGTGGTCGCCCACCTGTTGGTCGCCCCTCGATCGTCGGTGAACGCGGCCCCGAGCTGTTTGTCCCCGATAGAGCTGGCACGATCATCCCTAACAATCAGCTAGGAGGAGGCGGCGCTGCCATGGCCTCTAACGTCGTTGTGAACGTTGATGCCAGCGGCACTACCGTCGAGGGTAACGAGGGCCAGTCACGGCAGCTCGGCGCTTTGATTGGCGCTGCTGTCCAGACTGAGTTAATCAAGCAGCAACGACCTGGAGGACTTCTGAGCCGATGACCGCTAGTTGGGATTCATCCGTCAACCTACAGCCGTCCTACGGCACGACGAAGGGCAGCCAGCCGCTGGTCCGCCGGGCGCGGTTTGGCAGCGGTTACGAACAGGTGGGCAGCCTGGGCATTAACCAGAATCCCAAGTCGTTCACGCTGACCTACAACTTGTCGGAGTCAGAGTCGGACACCGTTGAGGCGTTCCTAGATGCTCGTGGTGGCACTGAAAAGTTCACCTTTACGCCACCGAGCGAAAGCAGCAGCATCAAAGTGCGTTGCTCTGCGTGGAGCAAAACGATGACCACTAAGGGCCGGGTTCAGCTCACCACAACCTTTGTCCAGGTGTTTGAAGCATGAGCACGCCGCAGTCGATCCAAGAGCAGCTGCAATCGCTTGAGCCGTCAGCAATCATCGAGCTGTTCCAACTGGAGCTGACGCAGGCCGTTAACGGCGTCGATCAGACGTATTACTACCACGCAGGCACCAATGAGCTGACCGCCGATGTTGTGTTCAACGGCCTGACCTATACGGCCACAGCAATCGAGGTCGATGGCTTCGAGGCGTCAACGAAAGGCGTGCTGCCTCGCCCGACAATGCGGATTGCCAACACCGGCAACGCCATCTCGGCTCTGCTGTTGCTTTACAACCCGCTGCAGGCAAAGGTCACGCGGATCCAGACCTGCAAGAAGTTTCTCGATGCTGTGAACTTCACGAGCGGCACAAACGCGACCGCAGACCCTACCGCCAAGTTTGAAGACCAGATTTATTACATCGACCGCGTTGCGAACGAGAACCCGCTGCTGGTTGAGTTTGAACTGGCCAGCAAGCTTGATCTAATCAACGTTGCCCTGCCTCGTCGTCAGGTCTTGGAGCATTGCCCCTGGGTGTATCGCGAGGAGAGCACTTGCGGCTACAAAGGCACGAACTACTTCGACATCAACAACAATTCGACGACTGAAGCGAACGATGTGTGCGGCAAGCGTTACAGCAGCTGCACACTGCGCTTCCCTGAAGGTGATTTGCCGTTCGGAGGTTTCCCCGGTGCTCGACTTCAGATCTGACGCTGAGGCGCACGCTGCACGTTCGTACCCACGCGAATCGTGTGGTCTTGTCGTCAATGGGCAGTATTGGCCCTGTAGGAACGCAGCAGATGCGCCAGAGAACACGTTCGTGCTGGAGCCCCGTGATTACGCGGTCGCGGCAATGATGGGTAAGGTCGAGGCTGTTGTTCACTCGCACCCGCAAGGTGGGCCGCCGAGCGAGTCTGACCAGACTGTATGCAGCCAGGGCTCTGTGCCTTGGCACATTTTGCGGATGCCCCAGAACGAATGGTTGACTATCAATCCCTGATCGGCCGCCAGTGGGAATACGGCAAGACCGATTGCTTCACGCTGGTGCGCGATTGGTTCAAGCTCCAGGGCGTTGAGCTGCCGGACTACGAGCGGCCAGAAAGCACACAGACCTGCGAAAGTATTTTCCTGGCAGAGGCCGAGCGCATCGGCTTTCAGCAGGTCACGATGCAGACCCGACAGCCTGGCGATGTGCTGATCATGAGAATCGCCACGCGCACGCCGATGCACGCCGCTGTTCTGTTGCCCGACGAGCGCATATTGCACCAGCAACGTGATTCGCTAAGTGCGGTGATTCCGCTGAGCAGATACTATTTGGCAAGGGTCGCGGCGGTTTTCCGATATGCAGCAAGTCGTCCGACTGCTGGGTGATTTAGGCGAGCGGTACGGCGCTGAACACGTCTACCAAAACCTTCGCACGCCTGCTGATGCCATCAAGCTGCTGTGCATCAACTATCCGGCGTTTAAGACTGAGCTGATTGCAGCGCACGAAAGCGGCATCGGTTATCGAGTTCTGCAGGCTGGCGTGGATCTGAACCTTGACGATCTGCACCTGCCGATCGGTCAGAATGATCTCATCGTCACGCCGGTGCTGGTTGGTCAGGACGGCGCTGGTCAGATCCTTGCAGGCATTGGCCTGATTGCGGCCTCGTTCTTCTTTCCTGGTGCCGGTCTGTTTGGCACTACTGGTTTGTTCGGTGCTGGCGCAGCGGGCATCGCTGGCGTTTCGTCTGTTGCTGTCTTGAACGCCACTGCGATCGGCACGGCGCTGTCAGTTGTTGGCGCAAGCATGGTGCTGGGCGGCGTGACACAGATGCTGTCACCGCAGCCTGATTTAGGTGTTGGCGGCGTAAGCACTCGGGGCGAGTTTCAAGCAACGCGGCCAGAGTCAGTCAATCGTGGGTTTGATGGTCAGCAGTCTTACGCCTACCTCGGAGCACAAAACACCGTCGGTGTTGGTGCAACGATTCCGGTGGCTTACGGCAAGGTGCTGATTGGCTCGCACGTCATTTCGGCAGACGTGGATGTAGCTGATGAGTCTGACCCGCTGAAAAGAGCAACAAGAACGCCGGGTCCTGATACGGTCACGGTTAATGGGGACAAGCTTGAGTTTGGCACGCGCAGAAACAACATGGCGCGATGGAACTCAGTCCACTTCTTGAATGACCGCTCGAATCATATTGACGACAGATTCAACTCAACAGGAGTCAGCCCTGATGGCGACCCTTGCAGTATCTTGAGAAAAGACTCACTGCGTACAACCACAAATAACTTCCGACTGGAGTTCACAGAAGGGCCAACAAAAGATCCAAAAGAGTATTTTGTATTTCTTGAAGTCAACAAGCTATTCAAGTTTGCTTCTGGCCCTGGGACCACAAAGACAGATGGGTTTATCAGTTACATGATTGAGTCACGACGATCAGGAACTGATAACGTCCACGCAAGAGAATCGTTTACGATTCAAGGGTTGGTCACCAATACTTATCGCTGGTATCACAAATTTGATCCAAACAAAGCACCTCACATTGATTTTTACGATCTCGACATTACGGTGTTAGATGCGTCGGTTGACAGCTCTGTCGAGTTTGTCATTCGTCACGGTTTCCGCCCAAGCATTTCCTAGCCATGGCCCTTAACTCAACTTCTAGCGTCCGGCTTGTTGACCTGCTTTGCGAAGGTCCGATCGAAGGTTTTCAGGCGATAAACGAGGATGTGTTTCTTGATGAAACGCCGTTGTTTACGGGTGACAGTCCGAACTTTCCGATTGATGATATTGATGTTGATTTTCGCTTAGGCGGCAGGCGTCAGGAAAGGCTGCCGCAAGCTGGTACTGCAAGCACAACAATTACTGGCGTTGCGGTCGAAGTAGGTAAAAACTATTCGGAGACCTTGAACGAAACCAACGAGGTAACCGCAAGAGATTATGGCTCTGGGCAGGTTATTCGACAAATAACAGATCCTGAGGTTCAATCTGTCCAGCTGCTTTTTACCATCCCAAGGTTATTTTCAACAGCAGTTGAGGGATTGGCAAAAGGTCAGCCTTTCAATGGTGTTCTTGATATTCAAGTTTGGGTACAACGCCAAGGCGGTCCTTACAACATGATGGACGCTTTTTTGGTAACTGGAATCGCGCTGACTGATTATCAAAGAAAAACAAAAGTAATTGAGCTGCCGCGTGATGCAAACGGGAATGGCGGCCCTTGGAACATCAAAGTTGTCAAAGTAAATCTAGGAGAAAGGCACTTTGAGATAACAAAGGATTCACTTGAGGAGTTGCCTGCAAATACGCCACTTGCCAACGGTCGCGCTAATCAACTGATTTGGTCGTCGATTATTGAACGTCAAGAGATTCGTAGCGCATACCCTTACACCGCCTGTGTCGGCCTCCAACTAAATACACGGCAGTTCAGCAACCTGCCGAGCCGTGCCTATTTAGTGAAAGGGCGACTGGTCCAAATCCCGCACAATGCTGCGGTGCGCGATGACGGCAGTCTTGACCTGACGCAGGAAGTTGCATTTGATGGCAGCACTCGAACGGCTTGGACGACTTGCCCTGTCTGCATCTTTGCCGACATGGTGCTCAACGATCGCTACGGCTGCGGTGATTTCGTTAGCACCTCCAACATCAGCTACACGGATCTCTATCCGCTGATCCAGTACGCCAACCAACTGGTCACGAACCAAGACGGCACGACAGAGCCGCGCTTTGCCTGCAACGTTTTGATCGGTGATCGCGCAGCGGCTTACAACGTGCTGCAGGATCTTGCCTCGGTGTTCCGTGGCATGTCCTACTGGAGCAGCAACACCGTCCAGCTGGCTGCTGACCACGGCAATCTCGACGGCTCTGCCGTTGATCCGGTTCACCTTTACACGAACAGCAACGTCATTGAGGGCGTTTTCAACTACACAGGTTCATCACTTAAAACGCGCAGCACCAGCATCCGCGTTCGATACAACGACCCCGACAACTTCTACAAGCCGAACTTCGTTGTTGTTGAAGATGCCGCGCTAATCACCAAGTACGGCTACCAAGTCCGCGAGGTCGTTGCGTTTGGTTGCACGTCACGCAACCAGGCGTACCGCCTAGGCCGCTGGATGATGGCATCAGAGGAGCTAGACGGCGAAACCGTCACGTTCTCCACTGGCCTCCAAGGCGCAATCGTTCTGCCTGGTCAGGTGTTTGCTGTTGCCGATGAGATGCGGCAAGGCGCACGCATCGCTGGTCGTTGCAGCGCAGCAACCACAACGACGGTGACTGCAGACATCAGTGTCACGCTGCCCGGTGGTTCGGCTCACACTCTCACCGCAACGCTGCCCGACGGCACGATCGAAACCAAGACGATTAGCTCTGTTGTTGGCGCTGTAATAACGGTGTCGTCTGCGTTCAGTGCAGCACCGCTGGCTCAGTCGATTTGGTCGATCCAGTCGTCAACTGTTGCCCATCAGAAGTTCCGCTGCATCTCGGTTGCTGATGGCGGTGATGGCACGTTTGCGATCGTCGGCGTACAGCACAACGACAGCATCTATGCGACGGCCGACAACGCCGATGCGTTGGAGTACCAATCGGTCACGACGTTCGACAAGATCCCGACAGCTCCAAGCGGCCTGACCTTTGAGACAAAAGAGGTCCGTCGAAATAACAACGTCGTCAATGACGTTTTCTTGGGGTTTAAGCGTGAAGATGACGGCAACATCAGCGGCTATGAGATCCGCTTTAAAGTTGGCGACGGCAACTTCGAGACCGTCCGGCAGACGACTAATGAGCTGAAGGTTGAAGGCGTAAAGCCCGGCACAACTGTCACGTTCCAGATCCGATCAATCGGCCGCGACGGCACGTTTAAAAACTCGCAATGGGTCTCTGGTTCGTTTGTTGTCCCGAAAGAGGACCAGACGACCGAAGGTGGCACGACGACGATTGAGCTGCCGCCTGATCCGCAAGACGTACAGCTAGAGCCGCATCGCTCCAATCAAGTAATGGTTACTTGGTCTGTGCCGAAAGAGGGCCTGGGCGCAACCAGCGACAGGCTGAACGCTGAGATCCGCCACAGCTCGAAGACAGACGGCTCTGGCACTTGGCCGAACAGCTCGCTGCTGACGGTCGTTAAGGCCAACACGTTCTACGCAATCCTGCCGGAACTGTCTGGCGAGTATCTCATCCGGTTTATCGACGATCAGAACAAAAAAAGCTCAGCCGTTCGGTCAGTCGTTCACACGCTGACGGATTCAGTTCCGCGTTTGCTAATCCTTGAGGATCGTGAGGACAGCGACTCACCGAGGTTCCAAGGGCAGAAGAACGACACGTTTTACTCGGAGGAGTACAACGCGCTGGTGATCGATGGTGACCAAACCATTGACGACATCTTGGACGTTGATGCTCTGAGCAGCTTTGACTTCCTCGGCACCCGCAAGAGCAGCGGAGAGTATTTCTTCGCCAACACGCTGGACCTAGGCGCACAGTTCGACATTGAGTTCAGCCGTCATCTGGTGATGCGTGGCACCTATCCGGCTGATGACATCGATGAGCGCACGGCACTGATTGACACTTGGACCGACTTTGACGGCTTAGAGGCTGACGACGTAAACGCTGAGCTTTACCTGCGGGCTGCAACCACCGGCATCACGGCAGAAGACGAGCTGACGGAAGACGGCGACAAGCTGTTGCTAGAGAACGATGACAACCAAGAGCTAGAAAGCAACTTGGTATTTGGTGACTGGGTGCCGCTGCGAAACGGGCACTTCCAGGGCCGCCTGTTCCAGTTCAAGTGCGAGCTGAGCAGCGACCACGTCGACCAAACGCCGCTACTGGATGAGCTGGGCTTCACGGCGAAGATGCCGCTACGGACAGAGACCAGTTCTGTAATCGCGTCTGGCACGGACTCCGGCGGCAAGGCGGTGACGTTTACCAATGCGTTTTTCCAAGATGGCGTCTTCTACAACACGCCGCCGAGCATTGGCAT